AGCCAGAGCCTGAGCCTGAGCCTGAGCCAGAGCCTGAGCCTGAATCAGTCTTTACAAAGCCTAAGAAGAAGGTTGTTAGAAAGAAGGCAGTCTAATTTAAAGAACTCAAAAAATACGAAATAAAACGCAAAAAATACGAAATAAAAACGCAAAAAATACGAAATAAAAACGCAAAAAATACGAAATAAAAACGCAAAAAATATATAGCCATATGTGCTATATATTTTTTTATTACATACTTAATTAAAAAAAATTGAAAAAAAATAATTATATTTAAATTCATTAATTTAATAAATAATTAATATGGAGGCTATCATAGTATTTGGAATATTTATTGTATGTATGATGGGAAGATCAATATTTAGGGAAGATAGAGTATATCCAAATTAAAAAATATAAAATAATTTTAATAAAATAAAAAGTATATAAATACTTTTTTTATTCATAATTATGTCAAATATTGATGAATCTGGATACTTGAAGTTATTAAATACAATAATGGAAACAGGAGATGAAAGAAAAACACGCAATTCTGTTACAAAATCTATATTCGGTGAACGTTTAATATTCAATATAAATGATCAGTTCCCATTACTTACTACAAAAAAAATGTTTATACGAGGTATTTTTGAAGAGTTAATGTGGTTTATAAGAGGACAAACAGATAGTAAAATATTAGAAGAAAAGAAAGTAAATATTTGGAAGGCAAATACAACACCTGAGTTTTTACACAATATGAATCTACCATATAGAGAAGGAGATGTTGGCAATATGTATGGATTTCAATTACGACATGCTGGAGCTAATTATTTAGGATGTGATAATAATTATGAAGGAGAAGGTTTTAATCAAATTAAGTATTGTATGGATTTATTGAAAAAAGACAAATATTCACGTCGTATTTTAATGACAACATTTGTTCCACATCAAGCCCATAAAGGTGTATTATATCCTTGTCATGGAATTGCTATTCAATTTTATGTAGTAGAAAATAATGGTGTCAATTATTTATCTTGTCAAATGGTTCAACGTTCTGGTGACTTTTTTTTGGGTGTTCCTTATAATATAGCATCTTATTCCCTTCTTGTAAATTTAATGTGCACATGTTTAAATAATGATCCAGATGTTAAAATGCGTTTTGTGCCAGATAGATTAATTATGGTATTTGGGGATTGTCATATTTATGAAAATCATTATGAACAAGTTAAAGAACAATTAACACGTTCGCCTTATTCTTTTCCTCAAATTAAAATAAAGGATAAAAAGAATATTGAAGATTTTGAATGGTGTGATATTGAGATTATCGATTACAATAGCCATCCAAAATTAACTGCTGAAATGATAGCGTAATAATGTTTCAATAAAATAATATAAATATTTAAATATATTTATATTATGTCAGACAAAAACCAATCTATGAATTGTGATAATCTGGATAGTGTTGTAATGGGTGTAATATCTTCCTTTGTTAGTAGAGCTAAATTTGGACAAATGAAATATGGAACAAATTTAGATCGAACAGATTTATCAACATTAGATTGGATACAACATGCTCAAGAAGAATTAATGGATGGGATTTTATACTTAGAAAAATTAAAACAGCAATTTGCAAAAGAAAAGGAAAGGGTTGAAAAAAATGAAGAAATCGGTTTTTAGATATTTAATACATTATTATATACCTTAATTAATTCTTGTTTAGATATTGATTTGGGTCCTACAGTATTATTACTACACTCAAAATTTATATCTTTTAATTTTTCAAATATATAATCAGTTAATTCTATGTTTATAAATTTTATAAAATAATGACTTTGTTCACTCTTATTTAATATATTTTTTTCTATTTTTCCGGCGTTTATTCCTACTCTTCTGAATGAAATATCTGCGTCATCTGTTTTATTTACAAACTTAAAATTATTTGGATATATTTTTTCGGGTATTTCTCGTTGTGTTTCCATACGTTTCCAAATCTGAAACACGCATGGAACATCGTATTCTTCATTATTAACTAAAAAAGATTTTTTAGGAATATCTATTTCACAGAATAAATGATAATTTAAAGGAAAGTGTTTTTTTAAACTATCTTTTTTAAAACTTTTTGGTAATATAAATGAAATACTTTCAGCGTATTCACATGATTTTTTTATAAACTTAATTGCTAATGAGGATTGTCTTCCAAATGGTGGATTTCCTATAACATGTATTGATATTTTTGGTAAATGGCGATGTTTCCATAATAAATAATCTTGTTTTATAATGGATTCATGTTCTGGTTCTAAATCAAAAAAAAATGTATTATTACACATTTCTTTTATTCCATTTATAAATGCTCCATTTCCAGCACTAGGTTCAATAATAATATCATCTTCATTTATGTTAATAAATTCTTTAATTTTTGTTAAACACAATTCTACAATAATAGGATTTGTATAATATTTGTCTATTGTGTCTCTCTTTAGACCAACTTGATTTTTCTTCATGATATAATAATTAAAAACTTTATAAGTTAGTTTATTATATTTATATACTATTATATAATATATGAATATAATTATAGTAACTCCATTTAAATTTGGGTCTTCAACCTTATCAAGTATATTAGAAAATAAATTTAAATATCAATTAATTTGGGAAGGTAATACAAATTATAAAGAATATATGGATAAAAATAAAATAATATTACGAGGACATACAAAATTAAATTATGATATGTTGAATAACAAAGAGTTTGATATATGGTTTACACTAATTAGAAAACCAACTGATATGTATTTATCAGGATATTTTCAAGTTCAAGAATTAAATATAAACAAATGTTTATATTCTTATTACTTTGGAAAAGAAAATGTATTAAAATCTAATGATAGGTATTTATTAAAACATTTTTTAAATTTTAAATGGAATAAAATGCAAGAATATAGTTATGATTTTAATTTTAGAAAAATTCAAGAATATACGGGTATAAATATTTATAATGAAGACTTTGATAAAGAAAAAGGATACGCAATATATCAAAGTCCTATAAAGAAACTTAAGGTAGTAGTTATTTGTTTAAAATCACTATATGATAAAATAAACGATATATTTACTGAATTAAATATTTCAAAAGAAAATATAAGTAATGATGAAATGAATGAACTAAAAAGAAATGATTCAAATGATAAATGGTATAAAAATAAATATAATAATTTAAAAAAAATATTACCTGATAGCTACTTTAATACTTATAAAGTAGAAGATGATAAAATTATTAATAAATTTTTATAATATTTAATTTATAATTTTACCTTGTTGTAATTGATATTTTATTTTATTGTTATATTCATTTAATAATATATAAGCTAATTTTTCATTTCCCCTCGATTTTAAGTTCAATAACATGAGTAAAGTATCTTCTATTATTTCTGATTTTTCTATTTCATTTAAATATTTTACTCTATCGGCTTCTATTAAATATAGTGACTCACTAAATAAATTATTGTCCCAGTCTAAAAAGTTTTTTTTTGTAATAAGTATATGATAATAAAAATGTAATAGTTGAAATATACAATTAGTTAAATAATTATCATCTTGGATGTTATTATTAAATATTGGATATTGTTGATTGATAGCTTTATTAATAATATTTTCACCATTTATAATTTCATCTCTAATATGTTGTCTCATGAGAGAACATTTAGTTCCATATTTTTCATTTAGTTCATTTTTAAAGTTATTTAAAATTATAAGATCAGAACTAATCATGATTAATAATATTATTTTAATTATAAGTAATAATCACATAATATTATTTAAAATTGAATAATAAATAATTTTAAATAATATAACAAATAAATGCAATTATCTGATGAACAACAACGTATATTTGATAAATACATAAAAGGGGATAATATATTTCTAACAGGGCCAGGTGGAGTGGGAAAATCGGCGCTGATTAAAGAAATATATAATGACGCAATAAAAAATATGAAACAAATACAAGTATGTGGATTAACTGGCTGCGCATCCGTGTTATTAGAATGTAAAGCTAAGACTGTTCATTCGTGGGCAGGAATAGGACGTGCTGTAGGTGAATCTAACAAGATAATAGATAGAGTAATAAAAAATAAATATAAAAAAAGAAACTGGTTAGATACAGATATATTAATAATAGATGAAGTTAGTATGATGTCTAAAAAATTATTTAATATATTAAACACTATTGGACAACGTGTTAAAAAAAATAAAAATATGTATGGAGGTATACAGGTTATATTTTCTGGTGATTTTTACCAATTACCGCCAGTAGGGGATGAGGATGATATAGAATCAACCCAATTTTGTTTTGAAAGTGATGACTGGTATTCTGTATTTAGTGTAGAAAATCAAGTACATCTTAAAAAAATATTTCGACAAGAAGATCCTATTTATGCGAATATTCTTAATCAAGTTAGAGAAGGAAAATTAAAACGTAATTCGTATAAAAAATTAATGGAACAAGTAGATAAAAAAATACAAATGAATGAAGATATTCTTCCAACAAAATTATATCCTAGACGATATAGTGTAGAACGAATAAATAATGATGAAATGAATAAATTAAATACACCAGAAAAAATATTTGATAGAAAAAGAGAATCGAAACTAGCAGCTGATGATAAAAATAGTTTATATAGTTCAGAGGAAATAGAATATGAGTTTTTATACTTAGAATCTAGTGTTCCATGTAAAAAAACCATAAATTTACGAGTAGGGGCACAAGTAATGTGTATAGTTAATATGGATGTTTCATGTGGTTATACATTATGTAATGGAAGTCAAGGAACAATAATTAATTTTACAGAGGATAATCTACCAGTAATTAAATTTCATGGAATACCACGTCCCATAACTATAGGCATTCATACCTGGATTAGTGAAGCAATTCCCAAATTAGGCATTTCACAAATACCATTAATTTTAGCATGGGCTTTAACAATTCACAAAGCACAGGGTGCTACTATAAGTTTGGCGGAAATAGACGCAGGAAAAAATATATTTGAATGTGGTCAAACATACGTGGCGTTATCTCGCGTTAAATCATTAGAAGGTTTATATTTATATGATTTTGATTACAAAAAAATATTAGTAAACAAAAAAGTACAAGAGTATTATAGTAATTTAGAACTATTAAAAAAAAATCAAAAAAATGAAACTTCTGACATCTCTAAAACTACAGCTGAAACTACACCTGAAGATAAATCAGATATGACAATAAATAAAGGTTCTATATTACTAATGAAAAACTGGTTATCTCAATCTTAATAAAAAGTCAATTTAATAATAACGTCTCCTAATTCATCAACATCATATATATCTTGTTCATTTATACGAGATATTCCAAGTTTTTTTAGTATATATATTTGTTCCTTTTGAATTAATAATTTATTAATAGGTATTTGTAATTTTTTATGTTCGAGGGATATTTCAAGATAATCAGTTTGTAATAATGCTGAATCCATTTTACACTTTTCAATAATGATAATATTATTATTTTCGTCAATTTGCATATTACTAGGTAGTTCAGGAATACATCTAACAATTAAATCATATCCACCATCTTCAATATCATCAAAATATAATTGACTATGCCATAAAGGACAATAGTATGTTTTATTGTTTTCCTCTAATTTATATACATTATTTAACAATAAATCCTTTAATGAAGGATTAATATTTACTACTCTAATATTTTGGAATTTATCAATAATTATTTCACGTATACTATCAATAATTGTGTCACTTATATGCAATACATGTTTGTATTTTGTCACAAAATTATATATCATCATAACCTTTTCTTTATTGATATTGTCAAATAATTTGGAAGAGATATCCTTATAAGAATTATTAGAAACAATTTCTTTAATAATAGAAGATACGTTGTAATATTTACCATCCAACATATTATCTATAAATTGTTGTAAAAAAGAAGTATATGTAGGTATATCTGTATTTATTGGTTCATCATCACTTCCCATTATATCCAGTTCAACTACAATAATATCGTAAGCTTCTCCAATTTGTTGAAACTTACTGGTAGATTCTGGTGAATTTCTATTTTTATCTGGATGAAATTGTAGTGCTAATTTATGATATTGTTTTTTTACTATATCTAGTGTAATATTAGATAATTTATGATTGTCTAATTGTAATGTGATTAATGCGTCGTTTAATAGCATAAATATAATATTATAATATATCTAAATAATTTGTAGATAAGTTTATATTATGTATTTTGCAAGTAATATAATAAATATATTTTTCTAAATGAAAAATTGGACGATAATTATTATTATAATATTTAAAAAATAAATATGAATTAGAAATTATATCTGAAATGTCATTATCAGATAAATTATCATTTTGACTTACTTGTTCAATTATATACCATACACAATCATATATATTTAAATTATAAATTAATAATTCGTATAATATTTCTCGACATTTCATCATATCTAAGTTTGATAAATCATTTATATAATTCAATACTTTATTACATATATGTTTATGAGGTATAATATTATCTAATCCATATTCCAAATCCATTATATTGTTTATATCTGATGATTTTATATTGGTTAGCTTACATTTGCTTAGTTTTTCATAAGAACATTTTGTAGGACGTCCTATATGAACAATTTGTGAAGAATTTAATATATTATCAGATATAAAACTAATATGTTCAGTTATTAGAATGAAACTAATATTAATATTTAATAAATGATTTTTCTGCATATAACTATAAAATATATCGAGTAAATCGCCATGGATTTCATGAAAATGTTTACATACAATAATACCACATTTATGATTCTTAGCACTAATAATATCAATTAACTGATTATATAAGTCATGCCATAATGATTTTGCGTTACAACCTAATGTAGACATGTCTATTTCATAATGAATATCACTGATTTTATAATTTATATTTTGTTTATTAAAAAGTAAACTAAACTTCTTATCATATTTTAATCTAGACGGACTATATTTTTTCAATATTTTTAGTGTTTGTGTATATTTTCCAACACCTTTAGGGCCATATATTATTAAATTAGGTAATTTATGTAATTCATCAGGTAATTTAGCTATTATAGAGTTTAACTTGGGATGTAAATCAACATCTTTAATGGATGCAAGGTATTCATCAAAATGACTTTTCATTTATATATATTGTGAAGAACCTTTAGTTTATTTTAAATATTGAAATATATTTTTCAATATTTAAAATATATTGAAAACTAAAAAAGATATAAATATTATTATACATTATACATTATAAAATAATAATATTATATGTTAATCGCTACAAATATAGATGAATATGAAATAGATAATATATACTTATGTGAATCAATAAAGAATACTATAATTCAGAATGGACGTTTTACAAGAATATTGTATACGTTACCCAATTTTACAATAAATGGAATACATGTTGCTATAGATTTAGAAAAATGTAATACAGATTATATTAATAATAAATGTAAATGTAATTTCGATATTAAAAAAAATATTAACGTAATTAATAAAATAATTCAATTAGAACAAAACTTATTGACAAGCATTAGTGTTAAAAATAAAAATAAAATATATAATTTAACTCAACAATTAAATACAGGTTCACTTCGTTTATTTATAGAAAAAGGACAGCATAAAACTAATTCAAATAGCTATATATTAAAAATAGCAGGTATTTGGGAAGATAATGATAATTATGGTATTACATATAAATTTATACAGACTAACCATCTGTAACAAATTCTGTCATCATTATTTCCATTCTATAAACTAAGTACCCATAAACTCCAATAATAATACTAAATACTAAAAGATTAAATAATGTTGTGGTTAATGGTGTAGTTTCTGTTAATGATTTAATTCTATAAACCATATACATTCCTATAATTGAATTTATTGCTACACATATAGCTAAAAATGTATTTGTGCTTGATGCTAAGTTACCTTCAATCATAAAAGAATAATGTTTATAAATTGTATAAGTAAAATAGAGTAATCCACCAAAAGCAATTATAAATGGAGATGCTTTTAAGAGAGTAGATTCTATTAGAAATAAAGAAATCATTATTAACATACCACACACAATAAAAGTTGATGAACTTAATATACCTTGGAGTTCTAATGGTGATAATTTATTTAAATCAGATAATTGAATAATTGATGTTATTAAAGCTATAAAACTTCCAACACCTAATAATCCTTTAGTAATATTGGTAAATAATGCCATTATATATATAAGTAATATAAATTATTTATATATAAATATTTCTTTATAAAATATATATATGAGTCAGTTGAATATTTCTAATAATCATCCACTTATTCCTAGTTCTAATGAAGTAATGTATGAAAATAAAATGGTAAGTATTAATTCAGAAGATCGTAATATACTTAAATATCCATCTGCATCCGAGTTTGAAATAGAATTACCTCAAGATTATACTAATGTTTCCGCGATTAATTTATCTCAATGGTCATTTCCTAGTAATATTCACGTATTTACACCTCAAAAACATAATGTTAAGTTTTCTTTTAAAATGTTAATGCCTTATAATCCTACAGTTATTCCTCCTGGTTCTATATTAGCATTAATAGCTGATGCTATCCGAGACTATTGTGATGTTCAACAAAAAGAATTAGTATTTACAATCGAATCTGGATTTTATAGACCAGAACAAATAGCAACTGAACTTACAAGAAGGTTTAATACTGCTGTAACTGATATGGTTACTGAGTATATTAAGATTCATGGAACAGCATCAGAATTAGCAACTTTTGAAGCAACTGGATACACAGAGTTTGTTATTGTATATAATGAAATAACATGTAAATTATGGTTCGGAAATAAACGTGATAGTTTTCAATTAGTTAATAATTCTGTTATATATGATCCAAATTATCAATCTAATGTTTGTGATTTTAGATATAAAGCAAGTTACCAATTTTGGGGATTACCTGCCTATTTAGGATTAACACGTGAACCAAAAAGTTCTGAATCATCAAATAAAAAATCTATGCGATTTTTTTATGGAGATGTAGTTCCTAATGATAATGGATACTGGATTACAACTAATACTGCTGATGTAGATGCGTATGTTCAATATATTGAATCAGACGCACCAATTAATCTTTTAGGAGAGCCTTACATATTTGTTGAAATAGATAAATTTAACAATTTGGATGAAACTAAACCTTACCATAAACCAACAGAACCTTATACTAATACAAATGAAACAAATGGTTATGTAAACGCTGCTTTTGCTAAGATAGAATTTCCATTATATCAACAATTTAAAACTTTTGATGATAATTCAAAGGCAATTAAATTATATAACCCTCCTGCTGAACGTATACGTTCTATTCGAATAAAATTGCGTTATCATACAGGAGAACTAATTGATTTACAAAGTAGAAATTATTCTATAACTCTTAACTTTTTTACTTTTAAACCACAAATACTGCGTAGTTATAATGGTTATAATCCAATTATGGGGATGAAAACTTAATTTTATACCAAGACAATATATTTTCTACATCGCATGTTTTATAATCATCTTCAAACTCATTTAATTTGAAAAATATTGGCTTTTTCATATTAGATTTTTTATGATAAACATAATCTCCATATTTACCTTTACGAATTGTTGTATTTTCATCTACAACACGTATAATTGATGAATTCGTTGATTTAATTATTTCAATTACTTCTTCTGAACGAATATTTGCTATTGGTCTGTTACCTAAAGATGCTAATGAAATAGTTTTATCATTCCATCTTGCGAACAATCCATATTTACCCTTTTTAACGTATATTTTGTTATTTTCATAATTACCAATATCATTTTCACTATTTTCTTCCTTAACCTCTAGTAAATCTTCTAATGTGTATTCATTATTCCTAATTTTAGTTAGATCTAAATCCTTTTTTACTGCTTTAAAACTTATTTTTTTACAATCAATACATTTTATTACAGGACCATGCTTTCCAATTATATAAAAATGATTTTCATCAATAGGTATATTTATTTTATTTAAATCCAATTCATTACAGCTTGTTTCAATTTCGTTTAAACATTCTTTACATACTAATTCTGATTTCAGTTTTCCCTTATTAATTTCATCTAATTTGTCCTCCATTTCTTTTGTATAACCATAACTGAATATATTATTAAAATGTTCTATTAAAAATTCTATTACTATTTTTCCAAGTGGTTCTAATACTAATTTATTTTTTTCGTTCCCGAACTCTCTCTTAGAAACTTTTTCTTCAATAGTATAATCGTTATCAAGTTCAAAATCTATACATTCTATTTCTTTTCCTTGAACATCCTTTTTTGAAACATACTTTCTCTCTTGAATTTTATCCACTAACATAGAATAAGTAGAAGGACGTCCAATACCTTTATCTTCTAGTAATTGAACTAATTTAGCTTCTGTATAATGTTGTTTACAATTTTTTAATGTTAATGTAGAACATATTTTTAGAAAAGATAAGTTGAAATTATTGTCAAGAGAAGATAAATAATGATATTCTAAATCATTTTTATCATTTTTATCATTATTTTTAACAGCCTTCCATCCTAAAAAATCTAATAATTCACAATTTTTTATATATTTACTTTCTTTGTATCCATTTATACTACATTTAAATGCCCAATATTCAGCAGAAGACATACAACTTTCAATAGAGTTCTCTCTAATTAACCTATACATTTTTTGTTCTTTTGATGTCATTTCGGATGGAACTTGTTTTAAATAAACATTAGTAGGACGAATAGCTTCATGTGCTTCCTGAGGTGTTACTTCGTCTTTTTTATTTTTTGTATTTTTATTATTTTTATTAGTTTTTTTACTTTCATTACTTTCATTACTTTCATTACTTTCATTACTTTCATTACTACTTTCATTTTCATTACTTTCACTAATATAATTATCTATTTCAGGATTAATATATTTCATATCATTATAATTTTCTAATATATACTTTTTAGTCTCATTTATAAATTCTTTACTATATTTTTTACTATCTGTTCGCATATATGTGATATACCCTCCTTCATATAATTTTTGACAAATACGCATGGTCTCCTTAGGAGAACATCGCATTTCATTACTTGCTTGTTGTTGTAATCGAGAAGTTGTAAATGGTTGAGGTGGTTTTTTTTCGGTTCGTTTTCGTTCACTTTTATTAAATACATGAGAGAAATCAGAAGTATTTTCTAGAAAAATATACATTTCTTCTTGATCTGTATGATGAATGTTAAGTTCAAATGATATACATTTATTAGTGAAATATCCAATAGTATTATAAACCTTATCGCCTGGATTGTTATCTATCTCTATTTGATTATCATATATTAATCGTAACGCAGGTGTTTGACATCTCCCAGCACTTAAACTATTTTCTTTTTTTTTTACTATTTTTTCCCATAAAATAGGAGATATTTTAAATCCTACTAAAATATCTAATATTTGACGAGATTGCTGTGCATATACTTTATTTAAATCAATTATAGTAGGATTAGAAATTGCATGTTTTATAGCTTTTTCTGTAATTTCGTGAAATATTATTCTTTTTGTAGATGTTAATGAGAGATTGAATAACATACATATATGCCATGCTATTGCTTCGCCTTCTCTATCATCGTCAGTAGCTAAAATTACCTCACTTGCATCTTTAATTTGTCTTTTTAATGTCTTTATGTGTGCTTTTTTTTTATTATCGTTCACAACTTCATATGTTGCTTTAAAATTATTATTTATATCTATATTTTTTAAACTATTTAGTTCTCTCAAATGTCCAAAACTGGCAACACATTTATATTTATTACCTAAAAAAGATTCTATTTTGGGACATTTAGCCGGAGATTCTACTATTAATAGAATATGACTCATAATTATTATATTTTTTTATTTCTATATTATTTATTAACTGGTTAATTTCATCATGAGAGAAATAAAATTGACAACATTTTAAACACTTAAATATTCTTATATAAAATTAAAGATGACAGATTGTACAAAAACTGTTGGATTACGATTTCCTTATTCTACGTCCATAAATGACGAACCTCAAATTTTTAAAATATCTTATAATACTGCTTTAAAAAGTAATTTTATAGAAGTATTATTAGAAAATGAGAATAATAGTGAAGATGAAGATAAGGATGAAAATACTAAAGGGTATATAGAGTATACAATACCTAAGAACTTATACAAAGGTATTCGGCATAAAGATATTAATAAAATGTTTGAGATGTGGAAAGGAAATGATAACTATCTGGGTTGTGGTAATGATAGGTATTGTTATGATGATATAGCTAGATTAACCCAAGCTTTATTACTAGATAAGAATATGTATTTTGTTACTTTATTAGAAGAACAATATCCTCCTAATTGTGTAAAACATGTTATAAGAGAACAGGAAAGAGTACACTTGCAACAATTAACAGATTTACAAAATGAATTACAAAATTTACGATCTCAAATTTATAACGTAGAACCTCCTCCTAATCCTACTATTATACCTTTAACCTTGGAAGAGTTATCATAAAAATTGAAATAATTTAATAATTTATAGTATTTAATATAAAATAATAATAATAATAATAATAATAATAATAATGGAAAATAATATTATTTCACATATAATTTATAATATTATTGATGAAGTTGAATGTATTCAAAAAGAATATGAAAATAAAATTAATAATACATATATGGATAAAAGCATAATTGCAGAGGAAAAAAAAATAAATAAGGAACATGAAATTTATAATATGTATTATCCTACTTTGGCTAAGTTTTCATGTTATGAAGATGAATTAGAATATGAAAATAAAAATAAGAAAAAATGTAGAATCTGTAATACCGAGAAATATTTAATAGATTTTCAAAATAATACTTCAGGTCGTCAACCATTTAATTGTGATGGTTATAGATTAAAACGGGGAGAATGTAAAGAATGTCAAAAAGAAGAAGGAAAAGGAAAACGTGAAGCAGTTAAATTAGCTAAAGAAATGGGATTAAGTTATAAAGCTCCTGAAGGAACACCATGTGGATTATGTGGAACAATAAATAAAATTGTATTTGATCATTGTCATTCATCAAAAGTATTTCGAGGATGGTTATGTGATCCGTGCAATAGAAGTTGTGGGGTATTAGGAGATAATGTTAATACGTTACTCAAAGTTGTAAATTACATGAATAAAATTGAAAAGAAAAATATAAAAATAAATGACGGATTATTATATGTGGAAGAAAATTAGTATGTAAGGTAATTATTTAAATAGATCTATTAAATAGATTTATTTTTTTTCAATTGATGTAGTAATTCTATCTACAGATAAATTATAATATTTTTCTTCTAATTCTATACCAATAAATTTACGATTTAAATTAATACAGCCAACTCCCGTAGTTCCAGAACCCATAGCATTATCTAATACCATATCATTTTCATTTGAATATGTTCTAATTAAATATTCAATTAAATTAACTGGTTTCTGAGTTTCATGAATGGTATTTGATTCTATGTTAAACTCTATTAATTCTGTCGGATAGTTAGTATAATTTTGTTTATATTCACTATTGCTTATTAATTTATTGTTTTTTCCCAAATGATGAACTTGATTTAACATTTTACCTATTCTTTTTTGTGAGTTTTTTTTTGGAATGTCTACCTTTATTAGTCCTTGGGGATTGTATGTCATGTTTCCCTTATGTTTTGATGCAGCCGCAGCACCTCCTGGTGAAAATACACAAATATCTTCTGTACATTTCATAGGTCTATAGTTAGCTAGTAGAAATTGTGTTGTCTTATTTTTTTTCCAAATTAAATTATACTTAAACCATTTATAATTAGTTGAAATTAATAAACTAGTAAAGGGTTGTTGTCCAAATAATAATATGACACCTGTTGGTTTTTTTATAACTCTTTGATACTCTTTCCATAATTGGTCCATATCAATAATTGTATCCCATTTACATTTTGTAGATCCATAGGGTAAATCACATAGAATTAAATCTATGCTATTATCCGGTATGTTTGGCATTTCTTTTAAACAATCATTATGATATAATTTAATATTTTCATTTTGTAATATTGTTGTAGATGATTTTTCATCAGACGCAGGTGTAGGTGTAGGTGTAGGTGTAGGTGTAGGTGTAGGTGTAGGTGTAATAATTTGAGTATTATTATCATCATTTTTTAAAATCATATTTATAAGTTCTGCTTTTTTTGCTGTAGAAAATCTTTTTATTTTTTTATCTCTACATATTTGTTTTAATTTGGAAACTGATTTATTTGATAAATTATTATAATCCATACTATATTTATTCTTATTTATAATATAATATTTAATTCAATTTTTATTATATTACAATTATAAAACATCACATTCACAAGGGTATCCATCAGCTGCATATCCTATGCAACAAGCAGCATATGTCGTTCCACAATCCCCACAATTAGAACCTGCTTGTCCCGTTCCATCTTGTAAGTGACAATCACATGGATATCCTTTTGCTCCAAATCCTATACAACATGTTTGATATGCTGTTCCACAAACACCACAATCACTGCTTCCTTGATAATTATCATATTGGGATGTAGAAATACTAAACTTAGAATAATCACAATTATCTTGTGACATTACAACTGGCTTATTAATATTGTTAGTAAATCCAAGTTCTTGTAAAGATTTTTTAACTTGTGTATTGTATTTTTTATAAAATACATCTACATCCCTAGCAAGAACAAATAATGATATTTGCCTATCATCTGAAATAATAGAATATTCGTATTGATTATTCACTACAGGTCCTAATTTAATTATCCAATAAGGCATAGCTCTAGGAACTCCGCTTAAAGAAACTGAAAGTTTTCCACCCGAGTCTCCATTCTGATAAAACGCATATCCAGTTATTTGATCTATTCTACCATTTTTATCAATTTGACTATTAACAACAGATATATTATTGCTAGTAATTGTATAATCAGCAACAGCACATTTTCCTTCACCTTGAAATAACATATCAAAATGGTTCTTGTATATTTCATACCATCTACCTGAATACATATCTAAATCTACATTATCTACAGGAGAATAATCATGATAATTATCATTATATTCATTTTCGGTATTTATATTAATCATTTCAAATATATCAACATTTACTTTAATAGGTCCAAATTTATGTTCCTCGGTTTCTTGATAAGTAAACCCCATATCTAAACAAGGTGTATTTGTTTTTGCCTTTGTTAATTTTGGTTCTAATAATTTATATTCATAATAATGATCAGGATCTATACAACTTTCTCCACAATGATCCTTTGATAGTATAGGAATGCTATAATATTTATTCTTTCCTTGTGGACATGTTTCACAACATTTTTCATTTAAAAAATATTTATCGTGTAAACCACTAGGACACTTGAGTAAATTATTTTTTTGACATTCGGGTGGAACTTGGAAACTTTGAGCAAAGTTTTTCCCTTCAGGACTTGATATATCAAAACCCTTATAATTCTTGAAACTAATAGTAAACCATTCAGAGTCTAATGCTCTACTTTTCCACTGAAGAAGAATAACATTATTTACACAATTTTTGCAATCTATTGTGTAGGCCTTCCAGTCTTGTCTTAATTTATCATTTATATTCCACGACCAACTCCACTCATCAGCTTGAATATCTTCATTAAAATAAGTAATATTTACAATATCATGATATACATCTACCTTTTTTTTTGGATTTGAATAATGCACATTAGGTATTTGAATTTGAACCTGATTTCCATCTTGTTCTTCATAACAACAATTTACACTATCACATCCTAACAGATAACGCTTCGCATTACTATTACTTGCAATATATATTAATCGTTCACAATCAGTATAATTACTCCATAGTGCACTGGGATTATCACCTGTTGGACTTTCTACAAATTTATATGATTCTACACCATAACCAGATCCTGGTGCACCTGGTTCAATTGTTTCTGCGGTCCATAAATCTGGAAGAGTTGGATAATATTTAGTGATAGTTTTACAATTTGTAATAGATAACATTGAACAGCCTAGTATAGTTAAAAATAATTTCAACATAATATATGATATCATTAACAAATTCTTAAATCATTATTTAATATTTAAAATAGCTTGAATATTTCTCTTTACATATATAAAAATAATGTTAAGTAATATTATTTTATTTAGCGTGTTTGTTGTAGCTGTTAGCGAAACTTCACTACGTAGTGATCTTAGAGAGCGTTTCACGACTTGGATGTCTCAATTTAATATTAATTTTGAAAATATTGAAGCTAGAGAAAATGGATTTTTAAAATGGATTGATAATGATATTCATATTAAAACCATTAATGCTCAAAATTTAACCTATACATTAGGACATAACCATTTTTCAGCAATGGATTCCACTGATTTCAGTAAATATTTAGTAGAATCATATGAAAAAGTTGTTCCTGAAGAACGTGGAAACTTTTTACCTACATTAGCTTGTTTAACTAATTGTGTTGAACATTATGATACTGAGGCCAAATTACAAACAATTACTTGTGTAAAAACGTGTCTTCAAAGTGATAATACATTATCTGTAGAAGCTTTGCCTGAATCTATTGATTGGGTTTCTAAGGGAGCTGTCACACCTGTAAAAAATCAAGGACAATGTGGGTCTTGTTGGAGTTTTTCTACAACAGGAGCCTTAGAAGGAGCCTATTTTATTCAAAATGGAAAACTAGAATCATTTTCTGAACAACAATTGGTCGATTGCGATAATAGACAACATGGCGGTAAAGATATGGGTTGTAATGGTGGATTAATGGATAACGCATTCTCATGGATTGAAAAGAACGGAGGATTATGTTCTGAAGATTCATATCCTTATGAGTCTGGAACAACTAAAAAACCTGGAAGCTGTGAAACATCGTGTTCTATTGTAGAAGGTAGTGATATAATCAGTTTTACTGATGTTCCTGCTAAATCAGATGATTCTATGATGCAAGCTATTACACAACAACCTGTTTCTGTTGCTATCCAAGCTGATCAAAAAGATTTTCAATTATACACATCTGGAGTATTTACTGGTAGTTGTGGAACACAATTAGACCATGGTGTATTAGTTGTTGGGTATGGTAATAAAGATGGAGAAAACTTTTATAAAATTAAAAACTCATGGGGAACAACATGGGGCGATGAAGGTTATATTTATATTGGACGTGGATCTCAATATAATAAGGGTCAGGGTCAATGTGGTGTGTTGTTACAACCTAGTTATCCTACTGTTTAAATAATATAATATTTATAAATAAAATTATATTATTTTTTAATTAGTTTTTAATTAGTAACACTAATATGCTCTTGAAGTTACATAACCTCTAGTGTATAAAGAGATATTAGTATTTCCACTATTCATAATACTTAAAGGTTGAGGATCTCCGAAAAAGCTTGAAGCAGGTGTAGAACCATAACCAGCACGTGGAGTTACTCCTCCAGAATCATATTGGGTGGCTAACGAACTTGCACCAGTAAACATATCTGTTAATGTTGGGGTAGAACCATTCAGTGTCCAATAACGAACATCTTGATTAAAACCTGTAGCACCATTAAATGTCCCACTCATATCAGTAACATTACTTACATCCCAGTCACGTATATCACAATTAAAACTAGTAGCACTATCAAACATATAAGATATATTTGTTATTTGTGAAGGGAATGTCGAAGGAACCGATTTTATGCTTGTGGCATTTTTACATAAATAACTAACATCAATTAATGTTGTGTCACATCCCCATGTTGAATTATCCGCAGTCATTTTTGTTAAATACGAAGCACTTGACCATTCATTCTCTCCTAATCCTGTGCATACAGCGCTTGTCGATTCTGTATATCCCGAAAACTCTACTATATATGCTCCACCAGTAACATATGTATGACTGGGTTGTCCAACGTATGAACCACTACCTGAACTAATCCACGCACCATCTGTCGTTCCATCTCCCCAATTCATCTTTATATTGCTCCATGAACCTGTGCATGGTATAGTTATAGTTGTTCCATCGGGAATACCACTAAAATGAAAATATAATTTAGTTGGTGAAACATAATTAAAGAAAGCATATGTCGGCGTATTTTTATATCCAGAACGTGGCGCTGTTCCACTAGGTCCATATACACTTGCCATAGTTGTACAACCATCAAACATACCCGTGAAAGAACATGTAGATGGTGGACTCCATTTCATAATCTCTTGGTTAAGAGAGGAACCACCACCAAATAGGTATTGCATGTTTGTACAATTGGATACATCCCAATCTGATATATCTTGATTAAATGATGGTGCATATCTGAACATAGAACTCAGGTTAATTACATTACTAACGTTCCATGCACCAATATCTACATTAAAAGTTTCAGAATAATAAAACATATCTGACATATCAGTAATATTTTTAGTATTCCAAGAGGTTATTTCAGAATTATTATAATGAGTTTGATAGAACATACCCTTCAAAGACAATATACTTTCAGGAATACTTGTGGGTAAAGTTAAGGAAGGAATAGCGGCATAAGCTTGATAAATTAAATAATCTAACATCTGTAATCCCTTGAATGCCCAATTAGTGCTATCATTAGTGGTTATACTGGTTAATTTACTCGTTAAACTATTTTGATTACTTGAACCTAACGAATAACAAAAAGCTAACGTTGCGTTGTATCCAGATAATACTATAGTATATGTTCCACTAGAACTATAAGAGTGAGTAGGTATGCGTTCTGTTGCTGTGGTATTAGTACTATTATAATTTTGTGAATCTGTGCTTCCATCTCCCCAGTCTACCTTTAAATCACTCCATTTTCCTTTAACACCATCTGTGGTATCGGATGTATATTGACTATCAGGTAAGTTTACATATATTGTGCTTGATCCAGATAGTTCAATTGTATAAGAGAAATTATATGTTAATGATCCAAAAAATGAAAGCAAAGGCGTTGTTCCAAAACCAGTTGTTCCAGTAAAAGCACTAATCATACTTGTTGCACCTAAGAACATATTAGTTAATGTAGGAGTATTAACTGCCCAATAACGTATATCACGATTAAAAGTGGTTGCGTTTTCAAACATAGAGGTCATATCAGTAACTTGGTATACATTCCAATATGTAAGTAATGTGTTATTATATGTAGTACAACCTTTAAAGGTATAACTTAAATTAGTTATTGTGCTTGGTATATCACTAGGGACTTTAAATAATTTTGTTGCACCATTAAAAGCACCTGATAGACTTACAAAGGATGAACCTAATCCCCAATCATCAACACGATTGGTTATAACTTGAGTTAAACTTTCAGCACCTGACCATGTTGTGCCACTTCCATTACCAAACCCAGTTATTGAACCATATATGTTTAAGGTAGCATTTGTCGCATTATATGTATTTGAAACTGAACCAGATGTATAATTAGTATAAGTTCCATTATTATTCCAATCTACATATACATTAAAAGTTCCAGTTAATGGTAGTGTTACCGTAAAAGGAGATGATGAGCTAGAGAATACTAATGTTAATTTTGTAATTGTATTAAAAAACTCACTAGTTGGAGTACTTTTATTTGTATCTGTCCATCCTGGATTAGTAGGCCACCATTCATTTATCATTGCTGTCGCAGTATCAAACATATCATTGTATGTAGTTACATTTGATGTATCCCATCGTCTAATATTTTGGTTAAACGTAATAGCATCGTCAAATGTATATTCCATAGTTCTTACATTTGATGTATCCCAATTTGTAATATCTTGGTTAAACGCACTAGCACGTTTAAACATAGCATACATATTAGTTATGTTACTGGTATTCCAATTTGTTAATGGTTTACTATTTGCGTTAGTAATATCTCCATTATTAAATAAATTAGCATCTTGAAACATGTATGACAATTGGGGTGCTTTCGATAAAACAAATGTCGTTATATCTTGATTAAATACAGAACATCCGTTAAACATATACTCTACACTTGTAACGTTAGATAAAATCCATGTAAAAGAATTAGCTCCTGCGTTTGTAATATCACCATGATTAAATACAGCACACCCATTAAACATTCCATAGATATTCGTTACTTTACTAGTATTCCATGATGAACCTAGATATTGATTAAATGCCGAACATCCAGAAAAAATTGAATACATATCATTTACATTACTTGTATTCCAACTAAAACTATTTGCTCCATTATTTCCACTATCACCATTATTAAAACTTGAGCAACTATGAAACAAATATCCCATATTAGTTACATTACTGGTATTCCATGATCCGACATCTTGATTAAATAACGGACAACCATAAAATGTCTGATACATAATGGTTACATTTGTTGTATCCCATGAAGATATATTACTACTATTTATTATTCCACAACTATAAAATAATCTAGATATATCTTTTACAGATGATGGAATATTTGTTGGCACCGAAGTTAAATTATCACAATTGTAAAATAAACCATGAATACTTTCAATATTTTCAAATCCCCATGTAGTAGATTCAGTAGTCGTTACTGATATTACTTTCTGATTTCCAGAGCTCCAACTTCCACCTGTTCCAAGTATTTTTACTTTCATGTTTTCAGCTGGATCTGTGCCATACATTTTAATCGTATAATCTGATTGACTATCATAAGTATGATTAGGTGCGCTTGATGATGAATTGCTATTATAGTTTTTAATAATTCCATCACCCCAATCTATTGTTAAATTTAACCAACTATTATTAGATGATGTAGATATAGGTAGCGTCCAAGTTGTTAAATTACTACAAATAAATGATAAGGATGGTTGATCAGCATCAAAAAACGAAACTAGTGGAGTTTCTTGGGTTCCGCTACCTGTTTCATATCCTGTATATCCTTGATCCCACCAAGCAGTTTGAAATGCTGTTGCACCATTAAACATATTTGTTAGTGTAGCAGAAGCACCTACTGACCAATATCTAATATTTTTATTAAATGCTGTTGCGCCATTAAAACATGAGGCCATAGTCGTTATGTTGCTAGTATTATTCATCCATCCTCGAATGGCTTGATTAAAAGAACTTGCAGCATTAAACATAAATGATATATCCGTAATAGATGAAGGAATATTCGTAGGCACATTAACTAATTTAGTTGCCCCAGAAAATGCTCCACTCAAACTAGTTAATCCTGTTAATCCCCATGTAGATTTATTAGGTGTATTTACAGCTAATAATGTAGAACTTCCTGTCCAACCCGTTTGAGTAAATGTGCTTGTTCCCCATGTTAATACCATCGATGGATGAGCAGTACAAAAATAGGTTATTGTATCAACTCCTACGTTAAAAGTATTATTAAAAGATAATATAAATGATTGGGAACCCGTTATACCAGTCGATATACTCCCATCTCCTTCTAAATTTAATATTGACGAAGGTGCTGTATTGCGATCTATATCAGATAAATAAAATGGATGAGAGGTAGCATTATTTACTCTACTAAATCTATATCGTTTATATATATCAAATGTTAAACCTGTTAATTCAGTAGTGCCTGCAAAATCAGAATAAAATTGGTAGTACGGAGAACTAATATCACCAGCACTTACATATATATCAACTATTGGACTTCCAAATGCTGTGGCTGATGCGTTAGTACTCCCGTCAGTTCCATAAATTGTAATTGTATAATTTCCACTAGAACTATATGTTTTTGTATCTCCTGATGTATAAGTTCCTTCACTAGCGTCGCCCCAATAAATAGTAGCGTTACTAGCCCCCGTTATAGGTAATTGAATTGATGAAACACTTTCAAAACTTAAGAATAAAGGTGTAGTGGCTTTTCCAAAAAAACTAGGTAGTGGAGTAGCTAATATGCCAGAAGAACTCCAAATGCTATTAGCTAACATTGCTGTTGCTCCAG